TTTGGAGCAGGTTGGGTGTACTTTGGAAAAGAACCTAGCAAAGTAGAAGTGATAAATGACATAGATAAAGAGCTTATTAACCTATTTAGAATGATAAAACACCATTCCCCAGAAATTGAAAGACAATTAGAGTATGAGTTTTCAGGAAGAGATGTTTTTGAAGAATATAAGAATTGTACTATTGAATACCTAACAGAAATACATAGAGCTGTTAGGTTTTTATATTTAATAACACAAAGTTTTGCTGGTCGAGGTGGAGCGTATGGATATGGAACAAGTACAAAACCATCACAACAAATTTTTTATAAAAATGTATTAGGAGAACTTAAAAAAAGATTGCGAAATACTTATGTTGAAAATCTGTCCTTTGAAAAGATTATTGATAAGTATGATAGAGATTATAGCTTTTTCTTTTGTGATCCTCCATATTTTGAAACAACAGGATATGGTAATACATTCGGAGAAAATGAACAACTATTGTTAAGAGACAAGCTAAGTAATTTGAAAGGGAAGTTTTTATTAACAATAAATGCTCATGAAAAAGTTAGAGAATGGTATAAGGATTTTAACTTAAAAGAAGTACAAGTTAATTATTCAGTATCAAAAGAAGCGAAGGCAAGAGGAAAATACAATGAATTAATAATCACAAATTATTAACTATAAACAAGATAAGTAATGAATTGAGACTTTTAAAGTCTTT